ACCTGAATCTCGTACTCGAGATCTTGAAGAAAAGAAATATGGATTAGCTGCAAAAGAATATGTAGAAGAATATTTAGATGCAGAAGTTATTATGGAAGTATCTCCAGCTAAAGCTATTTTAAGAACAAAACAGTATGATGCAAAAGGAAAATTCGGTAGAATTTTAGGTGATTTGTACGTCGATGGAAGACCATATACTCTTTGTGAAGGATTGTTACGTAATCATCATGCAGTAGCATATCATGGACAATCAAAAGAAGACATTGAAGAAGAACATTTAAAAAACAGAGAATTAGTTAAACTTAAAGAGTAATGACAACTTATGATAATCCGTCAATGGATTAACGCGTTCCCTAGCCAAATATACAAGGCTAGGATTGATCCTGAATCTTATGATAAAAATGCTATTATAGAAAAAGCTATGATAAATTATTCTGCAGAACCAGACAAAAATGTTTGGGACGATGAATCTGATTTACATCATTATTATGGCCAGATGTTTGAAGCGCCTGATGAAATCAAAACTTTAGAAAAGTGTTATGCTAAAGTAATTAATGAATATATTAAGTCAATAAAAACAAATCATAATGAATTAGAGTATCGATGGAAAATGGTTAATTTTGCTGTCAATACAAAGTATATGGCGCCACATGACCATTACTACCAATCAAAGGGTTGGCAATCAGCTTTTAGTGCATGTCATTATATTAGTTATCATTGGAAAGATCACAGCCCCACTAAGTTTTTGAATCCGCTTATTTTTGGTCAATATGGTTATAACACTGGTGGAATAGCTGCCGCACTCGATAGATCGAATATAGATAATTCAACATATTTTGCAGATTATAGTCCAAGTGTAAAAGAAGATGATATCATCATTTTTCCAGCTTGGTTGAAACACGTAGTAATAAATGGAATAAAACAAGAAACTGATAAGCCACGCATACTCGGTGTGGCAAATATAGACATCAAAATTGGAGATTAAAATGACAGTTGGAAAAGCAATCTTGGAAGCAGCACGGAAACAAGCAGAAGGTGAAGTTGCTGTACATCAAGCAAATATTAAAGTATATCAAACAATGCCAGCAGGTATTGGTGAACATAGTGACGTTGTAGAAGCTGTGATTGAAGAGTTGAATAAACTTGCTGCGGCAGATGATAGACTTGAAATGTTAAACAAATATTTTACAGAAAATAATGACTATTAATTCTTGTCAAAAGTGAAAAAATAAAAAATAATTTTTATGTGTACAAACGCATAAAAACGATATATAATACTACCAATTAATAAATTAAGCAAATATACAGGAGAGTTTAATGGCAACAGCACATGTTGACACACGACAGTTTTTGTCGGAAACAAAATTTTATGAAGGTTACTCTCGGTACATAGATGATGAAAAAAGATACGAAACTTGGGATGAAGCCGTAGACCGTGTTATCAACATGCATGCCGAAAACTATAAAGAAAAGGGTAATGAATTAGGACCTTTTCTTAATGAAGCTAAAGAAGCTTATAAAGAAAAAAGAGTATTAGCAGCTCAAAGATCACTTCAGTTTGGTGGTGATCAATTGTTAAAACACCAAATGAGAATGTACAATTGTACATCATCTTATGCAGATAGGCCAGAGTTTTTTGGTGAAGTATTTTATATTTTGCTTTGTGGTGCAGGTGCTGGGTTTTCAGTACAAAAACATCACGTTGCTAAAATGCCTAAAATTGCATTAAGAACTAAACAAGCAAAAGGTTATATTGTAGAAGATTCAATCGAAGGTTGGGCTTCTGCTATCGATGTACTTATGGCCTCCTATTTTGTAGGTGGAGGTAAGTATCCAGAATTTGAAGGTCGTAGAGTATTTTTTGACCTTACTCAAATTAGACCAAAAGGTGCAAAGATTTCTGGTGGTTTTAAAGCACCAGGACCTGAAGGTCTACGTAGATCATTAGATAAAATTGAGCACCTACTTCAAACAGCAGTTATTGATCAAAAAGAACCTATTCCACTTAAGCCAATTAATGTATATGATATTACAATGCATGCCGCAGATGCAGTATTATCAGGTGGCGTAAGAAGATCAGCAACTATTTGTTTGTTTTCTCCAGACGATGAAGAAATGATGAATGCAAAAACCGGTAATTGGTTTGTTGATAATCCACAGCGCGGAAGATCAAATAATTCAGCAGTTATCGTTCGTAATGAAGCCGATAAAGAACAGTTTGCCAAACTAATGGAATCTGTTAAATCATTCGGTGAACCTGGATTTGTATTCGTAGAATCGACTGAACATACAACGAATCCTTGTGTCGAAATTGGTATGTTTCCACAGATTGATGGTAAGTCAGGTTGGCAAGGTTGTAACCTAACTGAAATCAATGGTGGTATGTGTAAGACAGAAGAAGACTTTTATAAAGCATGTCGTGCAGGTGCTATTCTTGGTACAATCCAAGCTGGTTATACTGATTTTAAATTTTTAGGTTCAACATCTAAACAAATTTTTGACCGTGAAGCACTACTTGGTGTGTCCATCACTGGATGGATGAATCAACCTGACATTCTTTTTAATCCAAAAGTCCTAGAAAAAGGAGCAAAGATTGTCAAAGAAGTCAACAAAGAAGTCGCTGCGATTTTGGGGATTAACCCTGCTGCTCGGACTACCTGTGTTAAACCTTCTGGTAACGCCTCTGTATTACTCCAAACAGCTAGCGGTATTCATGCTGAACATTCCCCAACATATATTCGAAATGTTCAAATGAATAAAGAATCTGAAATCACTCAAGCAATTATGAAATCAAATCCATACATGGTTGAAGAGTCTGTGTGGTCAGCATCTGGAACAGATGTTGTTGTGTCTTTCCCAATCATTCCTCACAAGGGATCTTTAATGAAAGATGAATTGCTTGGTGTAACACATTTAGAAAAAGTAAAATTAGCTCAGAAACATTGGGTTGTTGCTGGTACAAATGAAGAGCTTTGTGCAGACAAAGGTATTCTTCATAACGTATCAAATACAATTATTGTTGATGATTGGGCTGAAGTTGAAAAATACGTATTCAAGAATAGACATTCCTTTTCAGGTATTTCGTTTTTATCAATGAGCGGAGATAAAGATTATAATCAAGCTCCAAATACAGCAGTTGTAAATGCTAAACAAATGGTAAAACTATATGACGAGGCAGCTATTTTTGCGTCAGGCCTTGTTGTTGATGCACTCAAAGTTTATAATAATTTGTGGGATGCTTGTTCAACTGCTCAAGGATATGGTATAGATATTTCGGTAGAAAGTTCTGAAAATTCAGCACGTAAAGATTGGAATCGTAGGTTTCAAAACTTTGCAGATAACTATTTAAAAGGCGACGTTAAAAAGGCCGAACATTGTTTAAAGGATTCTTATCTATTACATAAATGGAATAAGATTCAGGCTAATTTAAAACCAATTGAATGGAATACTGGATTGACAGCTAAAAAATATACAGATGTAGATACTTTAGCCGCAGCCGCTTGTGCTGGTGGAGCATGTGAAATTGACTTCTAATGGAAGTCGAATCACCTTGCATTAAAGTATGTACTATAAAAGACGGTATATGTGTTGGTTGTCATAGAACTGAAACTGAAATCCGTGAGTGGTTTTATGCCACTAACGAGCGAAAAGGACAAATCTTAAAAAGGATCGCTAAATGAACCAGTACAAACTTGAGTGTTTTGAATGTGATGACGAAATAACAGTTACCTGCTCTGCGGATATACCTGCATTTTGTCCATATTGTGGAGGTACCGAGATAGAGGTTATTAAATTTGAAGAGCCTCTTAGATGGGAGTCAGATGAAGACGACTAATATATATTTGTATGTGGTTATACAATGGACAACAATATAATGATACACCAGAAGACTATCAAGGATTTGTTTACGTCATCACAGAGTTGGATACAGGCAAGAAGTATATCGGTAAAAAGAACTTCTGGAAGCCTAAAACCTTGCCCATCACTAAAACACGCAAGAGACGAGTACGAACGCGTGTCGAATCTGATTGGCGAAAATATTATGGTTCAAACAATACCGTTAAAGAATTGGTGGAATCTAAAGGAGAACAAAACTATAAAAGGGAAATCCTAAAATTGTGTAAGACAAAAGGAGAAATGTCTTATTACGAAGCGAAACTTCAATTTGAGAATGATGTTTTATTATCGGATATATATTATAATGAGTTTATCGGATGTAAAATACATTCAAAGCATATAAGGAATAAATAGTATTATGTTAAATGTACATGAAGTAATTGATCAAGTGAGAAAAGCCCGCACTAAAGATAAAAAGGTTGCACTTCTAAAAAAGCACGAAACTTGGGCTTTAAAAGATATTCTACGTGGAACATTCGACACTACAGTTGAATGGAATCTTCCAGGTGGAGAACCGCCATACACCCCATCTGAAGCACATTCAGCACCAGCAAATTTACTTAAAGAGCATAAAAATTTTGTATACTTCGTAAAAGGTGTGCGAGAATCTAATCGCCTAACACCTGTCAAACGCGAAAGTATATTTCTCGGTTTGATAGAGGGTATTGACCCTGAGGACGCCAAGCTCGTCATTAATATGATAAACAAAGAAAAACCTAACGGAATCACTCGACCAGTGATTGAGGAGGCGTTTCCTGGATTACTGAAAGATTGATTCATAACCATGGAGCACTAAATGCCAGCATTACAACTCGAAAGACTTTTAAATGACATTTCTCAATTAGACCAGTACATTACTAAGTTAAAAGAGAGAGGTGATTTAGATCGAGTGACGAAGTTTATAAAAAAGAAAACGTTTATGCAAGAAAGGTTAGCTCTAAATTAACTGTGTACATTTCCCCTACTTTGTGGTATAATTATATTATCATTCACAAAGTAGGGATTTTATTATGAATTTGTTTATTTTACATGAAGACCCAATTATTGCTGCACAAATGCAGTGCGATAAACATGTTGTTAAAATGATTGTAGAATCAGCACAAATGCTGTCTACTGCTCATCGTGTCCTTGATGGAACAATTGAAAATGCTCCATCTAAATCTGGTAAAACAATACAAAAGCATTATCGTCTTCTCGAAGATCCTGAAATGGATCAAATACTCTATAAAGCTGTTCATCGTGGTCATCCATGTACTATATGGACTATGGAATCATCAAGTAACTATGAATGGCATTGGAAACACTTTGATGCACTTTGTGAAGAATATACATACAGATATGGAAAGACTCATGCGACAAGTCATCTTAAATATCCATTATGGTCGTTGCCGACCAACATACCGAAAAGTAAGATGACGCCATTTAAATTAGCAATGAAATCAAACCCAGAGTGTATGGTAGGAGATCCAGTAAAATCATATCGTCTCTTTTATCAAACAAAACAATCGCGTTTTAAGATGAACTGGTCAAAACGTGAGCAACCACGGTGGTTTAAAAATGAAATATACTAAACTTGATACATTAAATATATTAAAAAAAGAAATTGAACATGCTAAAAGTTGTTTAATGCCTGAAGATACGGGACATATTCATACAAGTATAAATTGGATGACACAACGTGTTGATGAATTAGAGGAAGAAATTAATGCCTATTTACACACTACGTGATCCTGCAGATGGTAGAGAATGGGATGTAAACTGTACATATGAACAGTTACAAAACCTTTTAACTGCCGGAATTGAACGCGTCTATAAACCAAATAATTTTATAACACAATCTGGTAGTGTTATAAGTCGGACTGATACTGACTTCAGAAGTCATTTAAAAGCTATTAAAAAGAAATATCCAGGAAATACAGTCAATGACTAAATCTTCGATAAAGGCATCAGAACTTAATACTATAGAACCGATGACAGGGAATCAAGATAAAGCTTTTCAACTTTGGGATGAAGGTGAAAATCTTATTCTTGCAGGATCTGCAGGAACTGGTAAAACATTCCTTGCCCTTTATTTAGCTTTAGATGAAATGTTAAATGAACCTGAGTATGATAAAATTATTATTGTACGATCGGTGGTAGCAGTTAGGGAAATAGGGTATTTACCCGGTAAGCTAGAAGAAAAAACTGCGGTATTTGAAACACCGTATAAAACGATATGCGACGAACTTTTCGAAGGTAATGCAGCATATAATAAAATGATAAATAGTCATCAGATCCAGTTCGAAACAACATCATATATTCGAGGTAAAACATTTGACCGAGCTATTATTATTGTTGACGAAATGCAAAATCTTAATTTTCATGAACTTGATTCTATCATGACACGTGTTGGCGAACATTGTAGAATTATTTTTGCAGGGGATTATCT